GAACGGCGGCCTTACTGCTGCGATTTTCGGACTGCTGCTGGATGAAAAGGCGACGAAAGTGCTGCAACGTCATTTCCAGCGCCGCCTTGCCAATATGCTGCGTCACCTCAATGGTGTTCAGCGGGTCGTGCTCCGCGCCTTTCGCCACCTCGGGCAGGGAAAAGACGCGGGCGGCCAGCAGGCGGCAGTCCTGAAGTTGCCCCGTGAGGGTCAGTAACGCCTGCTCTATTTCCCGAAATGTGGTGTTAAGCCTTTCGATGAGATCGTAAGTTGCCATGGCAGCCCTTAATTAGTTACAACATACTACTGATATAGCATAACACGCCGGGTCAGGCCAGCGTGCGGTTTAGGTCAGGCAGGTACGGGAAGGGGAATATTGTGATAGATCGGCCAGCTAAAGACGAACCGGGCCCCACCCAGCTCGCTCGCTTCGCAGCGAACCGAACCGCCCATCGCCTGGGCAATAGAACGGACAATAGCCAGCCCCAGACCACAGCCGCCGGTAGCCCGGTCGCGGCTGGGATCGAGGCGCACAAACGGCTCAAAAACTTTTTCACGCTCCGCCGGCTCAATGCCGGGGCCATCGTCTTCCACACACAGAATCGCCTGGCTTCCCTGCAAATCTAAACCTATGCGCAGCGTCGTTTCGCTGTAGCGCATGGCGTTGTTCATCAGATTATCCAGCACGCGTTCCATCAGGCGCATGTCCAGTGCGCCGTACGCGCCGGGGGTAATGGCTGTCAGCAGTTTTCGCTGAGGGTTAACGCTCTGCACATCGTTAATATGCGTCTGTAGCCAGACGGGGAGATCCGGTGTACTGAGGTGCAACTCCGTCTGAGGCCGATCGAGGCGGGCATAGGTCAGCAGCTCTTCAATCAGCGCTTCAAGCTGGCCAATATCCCGATTGAGCGCCTGCGATTCCGCCCCGGTGAGGTTCTCGCTCATTTCCAGGCGATAACGCAGGCGTACCAGCGGAGTGCGCAGTTCATGCGCAATACCATCGATCAGCTGCTTCTTGCTGGCAATCAGGGCGTTGATGTTATCGGCCATCTGGTTGAAGGCAATACCGAGCCGGTCAAAACTGGAACCGCTGTCGAAATGTATGCGTTCAGTTAAATGACCCTCCCCAAAACGCTGTGCGGCGGATTCCAGTTTCAGCATGTCCTGCCAGTGCGGTCGCATCCAGATGAACACAGGGAAAGCGAGCGAGATGGCAATAAAGCCCAGCAGGGCGAGATCCAGCAGGCGCATCTGGTGCAGGTAATAGAGATAGGGCACTGGCCCGACGGCCAGAACATAATGGCTGCGCGGAATACGCTGAATGAAGGTATATTTCTCGTCCAGTGCGACGATGTCTCCGTCGCGCAGACGCTGCATCGCAGGCGGCGCTAAGTCAAAATCCTTCATGGGTTCGATACGCAAATCAAACGACAGATTCAGATCCAGCTCTTTTAACGTGCGCGCCCAGTCATGAGGAGGAATTTCTCGCAGCTCGCTACGCATCAGGTAGAGCGAGCTTTTCATCAGATCGTCCAGGGATTGCCTGCCCGCGCGCTCTGCGGTGAATTTGTAGACCAGCCCGACCAGCATGGTCATCACCAGAAAGCAGACAAAAGCAGGAGATAAAACTGCACAAACAGCTTTTTCATTAAATATCACCGGAAAATCAAGCAATTAACTATTTTGTTTTTAGCTTCAGGGGCACTATGGGGGCATTAGCATATCCGCCAAAGCGCTGATTCAAAAATGATACCTGATCGCTATCGAGAGCATTTATCCACGCAGAGTATACATGGAAGACCATCTCTGCATTCTCATGACCCATCTGATTCGCTATAAAAGCAGGATTAGCACCTGCCGACAACATCCAGCACGCGTATGTATGACGCAACTGATAGGGGCGTCTGCGGCGAATGCCCGATCGTCTTACCGTAATATCCCATAGTGACACAATAGAACTAACTGAATAGTAGGCTGCCTGCATGCCTTTCTGAGGTCGAGGCATAAACACAAAGTGCAGTTTCTGCGTTTCCGTTTTACCGAACTCCCGGTGGTGAAAAGTGATTGGTACCTTAGGGGCACTCCCGGTAAGTTCCTTTTGAGCTCGCAAAGCCTCCAGTGCCGGCTCCAGTAACTTTATCGTCCGGTATCCTGCTTCGGTTTTAGGTGGTCCAAACAATCCTTCCTGAGTAAGATTGCGCGCAATGTTAGCTTCGCCGGAGTTAAGATCGATATCCTCCCAGGCAAGAGCGCAAAGCTCACCGGGCCGAACGCCGGTGTAAGCAAAAAATTGCCACATGTTTTTTTGCTGAGCCGGAGCAGTCTCTTTCAACTGCTCAAACTCATGCCTCAGAAGCGGGTCTGGTTTTGTTTGACCTTTGCGAAGCCTTTTTATCCCGACATATGGTTGATATGAAATGATTTTATTTTTAACAGCATAGTCGAGGATTTGTCGCAGGATGGCCAGATAATAATCTACCGTTCTAACGGCGCGGCCAGTTTTATTTCTCCTCTTTTCGGGAGCATAGTTAGTTTCGCCAGTCAGTAATTCCTTTCTCCAGCCCAGAATGTCGCTGTTGGTGATAGATGCAACCAGCGTTTCTGGGCCAATTAGTTTTGTTAACGTTCTTACAGCTATCCCATAGCTTCTTGTGGCATTGGGGGAGAGATCGATTTTATGGTTTTCGTGCCAGGTTGATGCAAGTTCTGCGAACGTCGTAATATTTTTAGATGCATAAAACTTTGCTGCTACCTTTGACTCCGGAAACACGCCCCGGTAGTCAAAAGTGCCCAGCTGAATCTCGCTTACAATTTTGGCCCTTAGATTCCCGGCTTTTTTTAGATTCGAAGCATTTACGATCCATCCTTTCAATGTTTCTCGGCATCTAACGCCCTGAAAGTTGAAACTTATTCGTATCTTATTGTTGTGGATCTCAACACCCGTTGGCATTGCAGCCATTATGCCTCCTTCACAAACCTGTTAATGTTTGGGATGTTGTACCAGACAAGTCCTCGCTCTTCGGAGCAGCTTCCATCCAATGGGATTCTCTTAAAATGAACACCTTCTACCCAGGAGGTTTGGCGATAGCTTTTAATCTGACGATCTGTAAGGCCTGTCTTCTCTTTTAGTTTTGAAGCAACGCCCCATTCTGAATCGTAAATTACCTGCGACATTGTTCACCTCAGGTAACCGGCATGAGTATAGATATGCCGGTCTTTAATCGTTGATATTTCAGTTTCAGTTTGCCTGGCCGGGCAGGGAACGCAGTCGGCGCATGCCGGTCATTGCTGTGGCCACGTAGCTTGCCTTGCAGTTGACCACTTCAACCCAGACCTTCACGCCTTCCACTCTCACCGTATAGGTCTCTTTCATCTTGCTGCGCCCATAGTCACCATATCTTCGCTGGTGGGCTGCGAGTGCGATTTCACATGCCTGGCGAGCCAAAGGGGATTGCTTACTGCCTCGATTAATCAGTCGCATTTCTTCTCCTTGAGGGAGGGATTCCCCTCCCGATCTCGTTAGCCCACATATTCCGGTTTCATATCCGCCAGGGTGATGCTGAACTGACCATGCAGCTCGTCGCCCAGATGGCGTTTCGACGATGCAAGAACACGCTCTACTTCTGCGAACCGCGCAGCTGCATCAGGATCATCTGATGGTGGCAAGGAATTAATTGCGGCCTCAACCTTGTTGCGTGCGTCTACCAGGTAATAACGCTTCACGGCCTTGTTTTTCAGCTCAGTGAACAGGGCAGAACCCAGCGTTGCTTTCACGGTTTCAATATCTGCGCGCAGAGCTTTAGCGCTATCCACATCCTGAGCCGCCTCGATGCGGTCACGGAAATCATCAGCAAGTGCATCGATGTTTTGAGCTGATTCCTGAGCCGTTTGCGTTGTAGTGACGTTGTCACCTGAAATATCTGCAAGGCTTATGTGCTGCGCTGAGGCAGGGTTTAACTCTCGTTCTTCACGGCGATCATCCAATTCATCGGGGGTATAAACGCCCAGAATCACATCCGGGCAGAACAGTCTCGCCCAACGTTTTACAGCCAGGTACGCCAACTGCTGGCGAGGGTCGTCAGCCCACAGGGTAGAGTTTCGGGTACGGGCCTGAGCCAGCAGTAAATCCAGTTCTCTCGGCTGGTCTTCGCCTTTCAGGGTTGCGCGGATAATGATGCCGATCCCGGCCTCGTCAGCCAGGGGCCAGCCCGGGACGCGGTACTCGCCTTTGTCACCTTTACGTATATTGAATTTCCCAACAACCTTTTCCCATGGTCCGTACCATTCATATTCAAAGCGGCTGGCCAGCACGCCGCTACGTGAAATGACGGCATTAACCAACTGCGCTTCATACCCGAGCACCCCATTAATCAGGTGCGTCTTCTGTGCTACAGCAAAGGGATTCATCTGCCATTGTGCTGCCTGCATCGCTACGGCCATGCAATCGGCCTGATTGCCCTGAAGATGCTTGGGAACTGTCGCGTTGCCCTGAGCCATAATCTGCGCGAACGTGCTGATGGCGTTCAGATACTGTGAATCGAACAAAGCCACGTTTGAGTTAACAACGGTGTTTTGGTCAGTAACCGTAACATTAGTATTTTGCATAAATCCCCCTTAAGCCTGAGCGCGCAGCGCTTCAAGGCGGCGCAGGTCGAAGTCGTTTAGTTCGTCGGTGTAATCGTCGATGATTGGCGCTGGCCATTCCCCTGTGTCGAAGCCGGTTGCTATAGCGCGCATTGCTTTTCGGTACTCGAGCATGCCCAGTTCCAGAAGGTCTGCGGATGCCTCGATGATGGCGATCCAGTGATAGTTCTCGTCTTTGTTGACGAAAATCCAGAAGAACTGGTCCAGCGCCGCGGTTTCGCAGTACATAGCCGCGCTCAGGTGATAATCACGTTCAATGATTTCCCGGTGTAGCCTGGCGCGCAGGCTTTCCTGCTTAACGTTCCACATGCTGGTGGTTTTCAGGTCAGCACCAATACGCACGCCGTCCAGGTCGATCTCAAGGTCAGGGCGCACACGAACTTCCAGGCCCGTCTCCTCATCAAAGCCGAAGTAACTCACCTCGACGGCGCGGCTCGGGTGGGTCAGCAGCATGCCAGCGGTCGGGTGTGCCAGAAGAGCTTTTTGAATATCCAGCGCGGTGCTGAGTTGCTGGCGGGTGACCAGTACTTTCCCTTCCGGGTTATCGCGCCAGGCATCTAGCAACTCGTCGGCAAACACGGCATCTGGTTTGACTGCCTTCACGGCCTGTATCATGTCTGCTTTGGTA